TTAATAATATATACAACTCATATATTGGAGCGAAAAAAGCAGATATAAAGAATATCAGCTTGCTGATGATTGAAGACGTGAAAAATGAGTTAATGACCTCTTTTAATATTTTAAATAATTCCATCTTCTACCCTCCTATCTTAATATACTTTATACCATTGTCGGTAATGGTATCACCTGCATTGTATTTGGCTAATGCTTGATTAATCGAAAATCCAAATGTCTTTTCAAAGTGTGGACTATCTTTAAAACTTCGAAAGTCACCGCCCCATTGCCATCCCTTTGATTTGAAGTAATTCACAACGGTCATAAAATACTTGTCTTCGTCCCATGATGCCGTTTCAAAAGTTCCGTTATTGTCTTTATCATTAAGAATAACTATGTCAAAAGCTAATCCGTAATTGTGCCATGACCTTAACGCAGGGGCATTTGTTACTATCTTTCCTTTTGTGGTACGACCTTGTGCGTATAGTGCATTTTGCTCTTCAATAGTTCTAAGCGTTTGTGAAAATCTTAATCGTACACCTTTTGGGAGCCTAGTATTGATTTCAAGATATTGGTTAGTTAGTTCTTCCCTAAGGATAGGGTGCATTAGGTCTATTCTTTCAAGCGTTATTTTATCCGCCCATTGAAATCTTTTGTCTTCCATTTTTCCAATAAATATTGGATGACAATAGATTTTGACTATAGTATTATTGGTGACTTATAGAGATATACACCATTATTTTTTAATTCACAAATAATCCGCTAATTTTTAAGATTTAGACATCATTAGGTGACGTCTATTGTAATAACTTTCGGTCGGAATATCTTTGTTTAGGAATGGGTAAGAATTGATTATAGGACTTAATTTTGGCTTGACGATATGGGAATCGTGTAAAATAAGAAAAGGGACTATAATTGTCCCTTATTTACCTTCTCTATTTTTGAAATGTAGACTTTAACATCATCTCCATTTTCGTCTTTACCAGTAAAAACCATCTGTAAATTAGGTTTTTTGGATTCGACATATTCGACGACTTTAGTCCATTTGATATTTAGTATTTTGTCCATCTTGCAAAGTTGGAAAACCAAAAAGTTTGATTTTTACGGTTACCCATTTTTTGGCAAAATATTTAAACAGTTATTACGGAATGAGCTAAAAGTAACGGTGAAAACATTACCCGAACAAATGTCTCCGAAATTATCACTAAATGGAACAACCGATACATTACCACTAATTTCTATGTCATCATGTTCTGCAAGCCACTTTAAAAAGTCCTGGGCTATCTCATTGGTGCTGTCGATAACATCGAACTCCGTAACCTCGTCCGACAAATCCATAATAGCGAATTCCCATATCGTGGCATTGTCATTATTGGAATTGAAATTTGATTTCACATATTCAAAATTCAGCAATGGATATTTCAGTTTTTTATAGGTGCTAAGCTTGTCCGTATCACCAAATTTCACATCATTAACCATTGGATGTTGCTTAAAATAACCTTCAATAATATTTTTGATGTATTTTAAATTTCTTACCATTAATACCCCCTCCTGTAATAGTTGACTTTGCTCGCTCTTTCTTTGTAATACTGTGCAGAATAATCTATATTATCACCTAAATAGATATTCATCGAATTAAATGTACTGTCAGCATCTATTGATGTATTGGTGGTTTCATCATTGTCAGTTGCAAAGTATTTTATTAACCTAGATTTGTAACCATCCATTTTTTGCTTTACGCTCTGGACGGCACTGTCTTTGTCTTTGATTTGAAGTGCTTGGAGCGTTGAATCTGTTGAAACGTTGATACCCTTATTATTTATTTTCAAATGCAAATAGTCGATTGCATAGGCTATAGTAGCGTAAATTAGAAACGGCTCTATGACTTCATCAAGAACATAATTATCAGTTTCGGTTGTGGTATCCTCTGCAATTTTGGTTCGCATTGATGCAATATATTCTGCTCCAATAAGCGGTTCAAGCTCCAAAGCGGTCGCTTCGTTGAGGGCAATTTGAATTATATCCTCATCTATATTTGTTGGTAAAACACTATTGTTTTTTATACTTTGTATTGATATTAAATTTACTTTGTCCATTGATTATCAGTTTTTTATTACTTTCACTGGTACCCACTCGTGGCGACAATATTTATTAACGACTCCAGTCTTTCTATTTTTCCACCATCCTCCCCCATGTTCCATCACATTATATCCCGTCACCTTTGAGATAGCCATTATGTCACTTGCACTGAAATATTTATTTGAGTTAATAACTGCTTGACAAAAATGCCTTGTGGTTGGAATAATTGTATTTCCGTCGGCTTCATCTCTTTTCACATAATCATAATACACCTCTATTTTTTTTGGATTCGCAATACTTGACGGTGCTGTATGAATGATGTTATTTGCAGTGTTGGTCTTTGAATTAATTAATCCTGCATTCTTAAGCAACTCAATAGCATTTTGTACTTCCTGCTTAGTGATATTTTGATTTAGTTCTTTTCCGATTTTGATAGCGATTTCATCTAAGGTCATACCCTCGATTTTATTATCTAAAAGATATTCTTCAATTGAATTATAATTGCTAGCAAAATGATAATGTCCACATCCGCTGAATTTAGATTTAGCGAGAACAATAAAATCCTCTTTGTTCGTACCTAAATGTTTTACTTTTTCAAAATCTTCTAAAGTGGCTGAATATGACTCTATTTCATCATCATCTTTTTTTTTATCACTTGCAAAAGATTGATTTGTTGTTAACAATACATCACCATCAGGTAATGGCTCTAAACCTGCTTCACTTCGTAATTCATTGACTGTCATTATCTTTTCCTTAGTTGCTGAATCCAATTCGGGCTTGAACAATTTTTCTTTGTCTTTTAGGTCGATAATTGGCATACGGTCATCAGCTTGGAATAGTTTATTGAATGCGTTAACAATCTCAATACGCTTATCTTTTACATAGTTATTTTTGAAAAGTTGATAAGCGTTTTCTAATTCTGAGGAATTTCCGAGCGAACCCTCTTTTTCGATTCCGAACAAAATTGATGACGTTGCTTGATGTGCTGACAAAATATTGCGTTCAGTCTTTTTAATGACCTCAACCAATTTGCTTGCATAGTCGTCTTGCTCAATGGTGTCAATCGCCATTGGCGTGCCTTGCGGAGCGTTGAACTCAACAAGCAAATTTTCACCATCAGCACCGCTGAATATATCACGGAATTTCTTTGTAATAATGCGTTGTTGGTCTTCACTAACTTGGCCGTTGAAGGTCTTGATTACCTTAGTTAACGAAAATCCATTGGCAACATTATTTTTAAATAATGTCGTTACAAGCATGTCAGTTACTGCACTTTCAATACACTTATAATCAGGCGTTGGATAAGTATTATTCACTGATACGTTATAAGACGAAAAGTAAAATATCTTTGGCTCTGTTGTATCATTACTTTTTGGAAAATACTTTGGATAACTTAATACTGTCCTTGGTGTGTTTTTCCAATCCTTGTTAACAAAGAATGTTGTTTTGCTATTATTTAACCTAACATGGTGCAATGGCACATGATAATAATTATACGGTTCTCCCAATTGATTAAAAGTAACTTCAACCGCAAAAGCATTAAAATAAACAAGGTCATTTATACACTTTTTAATCAATTCTGACAATGAATCATCTTCATTTACTTGAATTTCGTTTAAGAATTCACCTGACTTTTTATCAATCAGTCCATCACCAAATATATAATTTGATTTTGAGTTCAAAATTGAACCATGTAACGAACTTTTATCCGCAATATCAATCAAAAAATTGGGATATAAATTATCTTCACCCCAATTTACGTGCTTATCAGCGTTGGTCTGTTTTGGCTCAATTGGTTGGGGTGTTATAAACCTTGCAAAATTTTCAATTTTATAATTAATTCCGTTATCTTTTTCTTCCATCTATTACTTTTCTCACTTCTGTTGCTCTTTCCTTTGCAACTTTCTTCGATTCTCCGACGACCGAAATGAAACCGCTGTCAATTTTCACTTCATTATTGACTAATTTATAGCGATATTTACCCACTTCAAGCTCATTGAAAGAGTGCAAAACCTTTATAAATCGGTCGGTTATTATTTCGGGTGTTAAATCGAATTCTATTTCTTTGTTGGATGATTCTTTAGTTAGTTTTAATGTGACTTCACCATCAATTGTGAAGGGTGCAACGTTGAAAAACAATCTATTTACATCTTCTTTTATGTCAATAATCATCTTCTTTTTTGAATAAATATTGGCCTATAAAAAAAGGGGCTAGAATAAGCCCCTTGGTAGGATTTTTAATTTTTAACTCTCTAATTTGGGTATTAGATAAGAGTCGATAAGATTGTTTTGTCCAACTCTGGAGTCGGGGCATAAATCTCACCATTGAATGATAATGTTCTGTTTAAATCTGATGCACTGATTGTACCTACGCTTTCTTTTAATTGAACAGTACCATCAAGGCCACCAACTACATAGCTACCATTTGCTAATTCGATTATAATTGCTACAGGCTGACCGAGCAAAGAAGAAACAAATGTATTTGCTTCTGCTGAATAACCGACCATTTGCGCTGTGTATGCAAAAGTACCTGAGATGATACCATTATCACCAACGGTGATAGTATCTGTTACGTTGTTTTGTTTGTTTTCTACCTCGATTTTAACAAACTTTTTCGAAGTCTGTAAACCGATTTCTGAGACCTTACCGCCTACTTGGGTGTAGACAGACGTAGAGCCCTCAATATTTTTTAAGTCGTTGTAGGCTATCATGTAGATATTCTTGGTTCCACCAATTAACTTTTCTCCACATTGCTTTACGTATCCAACTAAACTTGAACCACATGCCATAATTTTTAATATTTTTTTATAAAAAAAGGATGGTGATTAATATTGCACCACCCTAATAATTTCAATTTTTTAAGTAGCTATTACGCTACGTCTAAAACTCCGATTTCTTGAACGAATACAGGTTTCACACCGAATCCAAAACGACCACGGATATACATAGTATCTTCTAATTGAACATAGAAAGATTCGATTTCGGTTACATCGCTTGTAATGTCGCCCTTACCTTGCAAGTTTCTTGCACGTGAAAAAACGATTTTTTTAGAGTCGGATAAGCCATCACATACGACAAAAGAAGCGGATGTGCCAAAAACTGCCAATGGTTCCAATTGGTTGTACAAATTCAATGGTGCGATTTCAGCCACATATTGACGGTATAAGTCGCTTCCGATAAAGATTCTAAAATCCGCTTTGTTAGTTACGGCTATAGGCATTAACAAGAATGCAGAAATGATTTTTTCGTACAATTTAGTTCCTGTTGCTGTTGATAAATCAACAGTACCTGTTTTTAATTGCTCCAAAAATCCATCAAAAGACGCCGCATCACCTGCAACCACTTTACCCTGCCATACGTTATGCTCAATCTGTTCTTTGGTAGATTCTTTGATACCTGCCATTATTGCATCAGCAAAAGCAATTTCATCCATTACTTTGCCTGCTTTTTTAGCTTTCATAACTTCGCCTGTCCATTTTGGATTTAAATCCAAATTACAGAATGATTGCATAAACGCCAATGGCTTAACGTAAATGTCTGTTTGAGTCAATGCGACATCGCCCAGGCTCTGTAAAGCACAAATTTTACCATCTTGGAATATGGTATCTGTTTTTAAGATGTTAACAGGCTCGTAACCACCGATTAAACCATCTGTAAATGCACCGTTATCTGACAAGAAGTCAATTGTAGAACCGCCTAACACGGATTCTGTTAAAAATTTCTCTGTTTCATCACTTACCAAAATGTGCTTTGGTAACGTACTTACATTATAACTCATATTATTTTTTTTCTTATTTACTTGATTTGTTCATCCTTGCCATTTGCAAGAATTTGTCTTCTTTTACGTCTTCTGCAATCGTATTTTGCTTTGAAAAACTAGCAGGCGTATTTTTTAGGATTGTTGTTTTAAATTCCTCGATTTTGGTGTCGATTTGTTTCGCAAATTCTCCTTTTAGTTCTTTGATTTGGTTTTTCAAATCTTCAATTTCAGCTTTCAATTCTTCAACCTCTTGGTTATCTTCTATTGGCTCTTCTTCGTTGGATAAGTCTTCTTTTTCCTTATCCTTTTCTTCGTCGTCCACGCCTTCAATAATCAAATCAATTGCTTCTTCTTCTTTTGAATCTTCAGCATCAACTTTTTCTTCAGATTCTTCAGCTTTCAATTCTTCTTCAGTCTCGTCATTAGCTATTGTTAACACTTCAGCTATTTTGCCATCGGTCACAATAAATGAATCACCATTGGGTAATTCTACTTTCCCATCGGGTGCTAATTCTGAACCTGTTGATGTTGAAACGTACACCTCTGTACCGACTTCATTTGAAGTATATTCGTATACTGTTTCACCTACTGTTGAAGATTTGAAAATGAATTTTGATGCTAAATCGTTGAATTTTGCTTTTAATTCTTTAAATGATTTTATGTTCATTTTTTATCTCTATTTTCCAATAAATATTGGCTTACTATTTTTTCGTATTTAGAGACTTTAAGGCATTATCTATTTCTTGTTCTAAGGTCAATTGAGAATTGAAATTTTGGGTTAACTGGTTGATAAAATAGCCTTCAACTGAAAAGCCTGTGAATGTGCCTTTCTTTATAAATTCCCATAACTTTTGCGAACTGGTATCAGATTTATCAAGTTGCACGCCTACTATCCAAGTACCATCGGGGGCATCTATTCCTTTTGGTGAATTCATACCTATTGAAGAGTCTACTATAAAAGATTGCCATACGTGAGCGTTGACAAATGTATCTGAATGTTGTAGGTTAATTGAATGTTGGTATCCGCTGTAAAAATAGTTTTGCGCTATTGTACGAATTGTATCTTTTGAGAAAAAAACATCATATTCTTCTTTGGTGGCATCGTCATATCGTGCGATTATCTTTTCGGGAATCATTGCCACACCGAGCAATTCAAATCTTTCTTCATTGGCGATTGCAAAAGTTTCTTTCTTTTCTTGTTTCGAGAATGTTAAAAAACTGCTCTCAACGGCTGGGGAATCCACAATAGAAATTACGTTTACATCCATACCGATTGATGGATTTATTTTAAGCTCGTATAACTTTCTTTCCATATATATTTTTCCAATAAATATTGGATGGGAATAAAAAACCCCTCTATTCGGAGGGGTAAAAAGTTAATAGCTCGATGTTTTTTTGATGAATTGATTTTTTTGTTCGTTGGTCTCAATATCACTATTGGTAATATAAGCCTTAACGACTTGATTTTCGTTCGTTTGGGTAATAACATTACTTAATTTGTCTGTACCATTTTCCGCTGTTTTAAGTACGGTCGAATTAATCACCGGTGCAGAATAGGTTGGTGCATCTGCTCCTGCTCCGCCTGACGTATCACCATCAACTTTTACACTCATGATTTTTTTAACCGTGTTAAGACCTGATAATATGACTGATGCCATTGCAGGGATATTTGCAGGAAATGGCACAGTATCTAACACTTTTGCACCTGCGGAATAACTGTCTATTGTTGCACTGGCTATGGCTAGTGTTTTACCTGCTACAGTACTTTCTCCTAGCAATTGACTTGCTTGTTCCGTTGCATCTCCAATTGTCGCTAACTTTTCAAGTTTTGCTTTCTTCTCTTCTTCATCGATTTTTTTCTTTGCTTTGACATTGGCCTTTTCAACTTTCAGAATCTTGTCGTTATGTTCCTTCGTTGCTTGTTCAATGGCATTATTATTTTCTTGGATAGCACTTAGTTTTGCATTTAACTCTGCTTGAATGTTGGTTATTTCATTCGCATTGGTTGCTGGGTCTTCCATCATTTGCTTCAATCTCAATTGACCTTCTTCGTATAAGCGTTGTATCTCGGAATTTTCTAAGCTTTTAGATTCTGTTGTTATTAAGAGTAAGGTATCTTCGTAATCTTTTGTAGCTTGCAATTGGTCATCAAGCTTTTGTTTTTGAACCTTAAAGCTGTCATCATCGCCTATTTCATTTGTGATTGACGATGAATTTAAATCCCTTTCCGCTGTCTTTTGTGCAATACTCAATTGCTTTATTTGCGATAAATAGGTTAATTGATTCTTTAACCTCGCATCCAAATCAGCCTTTTGCTCCGCTGTCGCATTCTCTTTTTGCTTAGTATAGCTTTCAATTGTTTCAAGATATTCACGACTAAAATCATCCAAAAACTGACGGCTGTTTCCTTTGACATAATTAAAATATTCATCGTCATATTTCTTATTAATGATATTGCGCTCGATTCTTTCGGCCTGTTCAAGCTTTGAAATGTCTTGATTAAGCTTTCTAGCTACTGCAATCTGTTCTTTGTATTTATCGGAAAGATTTTTTAAATCTGTCTGTCTGCTGTTATGGTTAGCAGAATAAGTGATTTTTTCAGCTTCCTTTAAATATCCCTTCAATTGAGATAGTAAGGTATCATAAGTTTGTTTATTCTTTTCGGCACGCTCTTTAGCGAGGTCGCTAATCCTTTTCCTTTCTGAAAGAATTAATACATTACGCTCGGTATTAAGTTCAATAAGTTGCTTCTGTTCATCGTCATTCAGCTTCTTATTGACTTTTGCAGTTTCTATTAATGATTGACGTTTTAAAGAATTGCGCTTTAGCGATAGTTCATAAATTTCTTTTTCCTTATCGGCTTGTGCTTGGAGCATTTCGATTTGGCTATCAATACCCGTTACAATACCTTCATTTAGCTTTTTTAAGCGTTCCAACTGCCTTTCAGCTTCGGATGTAATACCGATAAAATCAGTCACTTTTTGTATTATATTACCAACAAATTGAGCGACATCTCTAAGACCAGGCACCAAATTAAATACAACCTCTTTCAGCTTATCAAAATTAGTTACCAAATAAGCAATAGCAGTGACAAGCAAGCCAATTCCAATTGCTTTAAAGGCCATACCAAAGCCATTAGTGGCACCAGTAGCACCCTTTGTTGCTTTTGCCAATCCATCGGTTGCAGTACTTGCGTCACCTGTTGCAGTTGATATTGTATTGATTGTTTCGGTTGCAACTTTGCCTGCTTTGAAAGAAGACATTAAAGCCGTCCATTGCTTTCTGAATTGGTTAAGGGATTGTAACCCCTGCATAATGGACTGCAATTGCATAAGCTTTGCAATATTTTCTTCTGCTGTCTTGGACTCTATACCCATTAATTGTAGAGCACCTGTAACACCGCCCAAAATTCCTGTCATTGATTCTCCAACCTCGACAAATCTTGTCCATTTATCAACGCTTAAGGTGTCGACGGTTTTATCTACCTCAATAACTGCTTGTTTATATTTTGTTAATTGATTTAAAATTGTTGCAAACTCTTCACTATTTTGCTGATTACTAACTGATAACGAGTATAATTTATCTTCTAGCATTGAGATAGTGGCTGTAACGTCCTTATATCCATCCTCCATTGCGGTAATTTGCAACGTTAAATCTTTGGCTTCATTTGCAAGTTGCTGTAAACGTAAAGGGTCTTTGGTTGTCCTTTGTTCGTCACGAAGCTTTTTCAATAAGTCATCCATCTCATCCAACGAGAGGATAGTATTTTTTAGGTCTTTATTGTCTGATTTAGGCTTGACTTTATTCTTATTAACTTCGTCAATGGTTTCATTCAAGTCTTCAACGACTTTGCCAACATTTTTAACATCGTCAATATTGGAAGATGGATTTATAATTGTCTCATTGAGGTCTTTAATCGCTTTGGTAGTTTGGTCAATTTCCATATTGACCTGAGCGAGAGCATCACCTGAAACTTTTAATTTTACTTCCTGCAAAGCATCAAGCTTTTTTTCAAGCTCCTGAACTCGTTTTTGGGCGTCCGCAATATCGACAGATACGCCTAATAATATTTCTTCTTTGTTATTATTGCCTTTTATTGCCATTATATTTTTTGAATAAATATTGGCTTCATGGAAGGGGCTAAAAACAAAAAAGGCTACCCAATTGGATAGCCCCCCATACTCTGGTAGACGTACGGTCTTTGTTTAAACAAATATATATTAAATCGTAATTTTTTGCAATTTGCATTTACTCAATAGCGTATTATTGTTATAATTTACCTCCAATAACTTAAAATATGCGTTACCATCCTCATTTTCCACATATATAGGTCGTTGAAAATCCAACTCTTCAATATCTTCTTTGGTTAGGAAAATTTCAACTTCCAAAACTGTCAAATTATTATCCGTTAGCTCCTTAATCCTATTGGTATAATATTGATTGAATAATGATTTCGACTTATCGATATTGGTGTAATCATAAGTCATTAGGTTATACGGAATATCAAAAAGCAACATGCCTTTAAATTCCTCTACTGTGTTAAAATCAAACATACTGCAATAGTTATAACTCGGTCGATACCCTATCAACGTATTACCGTTTTTAATCTCATAATTGGTTGACACATTTTTTAGTCCATTATTATATAGTATCCTTAATTCACTTTTGAAAGGCTTTTTCTCTCCCATTAAAGAGTCAGATTCGTATATAATTGGAAGGTTTTTTAAATCCTTGCTATGCGACAAATTTTGCGTTGGAGCAAATATTAATTCTACCGCATTATCATCCTCCGAACCATTCTCATTGATTACCGAATAATCACCAAAATTTGATTTGTACGTATCTTGATAATATTCGTTCATCATGTCAGAATCTTCTGTAAATTTGAATGAATAGCTTTTTGGTAGATTAATATTAGTGCTAAATTTCGCCTTACTCCATTCTATTTTTTCGCTCCAATTAATCGCTTTTGAGGGGTTTAGTTTGATAATATCTTTATAAAAATCGTTATACGTTTCAAAAACAAATCTATTAGGAATGTCTTTATCTTGGTATAGATAGAGGTTGAACAACTGCATAATTGACTTCAAAAAATCTACAATTTTAATGTCTTTTGGAATGTAGTTATATACGTCAATAAGGTCGTTGTAATTAACGCTTATTTCCGTTCTCGTATTTGCTTTACCTACCTGTATGGCAATATTATCAAACTCGATTCCTGTTTCATTTTTTGAGTCTTTTGCACTTTGGTCTTCACGAAAAAACACAAACGCAAATTCCCCTTGCAAATTGTCAACCTGCAAATCAAAATTCATATTGAATTCCTGACTGATATTGATGTCCGTCTTCTGAATCTTAGTGTAATGCTTTATTTGTCCTTGCTCTAACTTGTTTGCTCCTGATACATCTGCAAGTCCAACCAACCATGTACCAACAGTACCTTTTGGCATAACTAGGCGAAAACGCATATTCAAAACACAATTAACATATTTATCTTTGGGTCTTAATGTTGGTAAAGAGTTTTGTGTCACTCCACCCCCACCGCTAGATTCCCATAATTTGAAATTTGTCTTTGTTGAAGTAATCCAAAAATCATCAACAGTCGAATTATATTGTGATGCTGCACCGTTAATCGTCTGCAAATTTCCATTATTACCTGCTTGCGATGGGGTTGACATAAGTATCTTAGTAATCATACCCTCAACGCCCTTTGTAAAGTTTTCAAAATTATTCAATATGAATACTTTATTAATAATACTTCCAATCTTGGAAGTATCTAATGTATTATTATTTAATACTGTATTATCCGCTCTTTTTGGGTATATTTTTTCCTACTCTGGTCAAACCTGAACCCTTTAAAAATAGCGTTCAAATAGCTTTTTAAATAGAATGCAGGTCTTAGATTATTGAACTCAAAATTGTTATCATAGGAGTCAAAATTCCCTGTTCGATAGTCAACACCGTAATCGACCATCGGAAATAGGTAGTTACCCGAAAATGATGACCAAGTGGGTGATACGTAAGAGTAATTATATAGTGTACTTTCCGATAGGCTATCCAATTCGTGCAAATAGCGGTCTTTAATATTAGCCATGAAACTAACAACCTCACCTGTAATTACTGCATTGTATTCGGTCTTATTGAAGTCTACAATCTGTAATTTCCCTTTCAACAATTGAGTATTGTCTTCGAATAATTGGCAATTGACTAATTGATTCGGAGTGTAATTATGTCCTAATTGTTGACCGTATTGCGGTGATGAAAATGTGGAAATATCGAATAGATTACCTAAAGCAATATTATTTGCCTTGGTGCGTAGTAACTTAATATCATAGGTTATAGTATCATTTCGCTTTGTTATGTCTTGGAGATTCTCAACAGCAAAAATAGTTGAAGTGTCGAACGTATCAATGTCAAGCTCATAGACTTCACTATTGTCGTCCGACATAATATATAGATTGTATTTTTTAGCCATTTTTTCCAATAAATATTGGTTTTAACAAGGCATATTATAATTACAACAAAACTCATTAAAAAAAAATGCAAATATAAGAATTTAAAAAAACATCAGACACTTCAAAATTACTATGAATCAATTGTTTATAAATTTTTACATATAATTGCATCAATAAATAATAGAAAAAATGGAAAATATATTATCACTATTAGCGGAGCTTGATTTTAAATTCAACACGCACTTAAAGAAACACATGGAAATAATAAGAACAGAACAAAAAAAATCATTTCTTTCCGAAATTAAAGCTCTTAGTTTTTTCGATAAACACTTTGCTTTAAGGGATGTTATTCATGACTCCGACAGAAAAGCTCACGAAAAAATAACATCATTAAACAAAACCCCAGATTGGTTCTTCAATATCCACGGACAAAAAGTAATGATTGAGGTGTATAATCAGAATATTAATGAAATAAATTTAAAAAGAAAAGAAATTGCAAAAATTGGGGAATTTGTACCTCTTGAAATAAAGGATGACAGATTAAGAAAAGGAAATTTATCAAAAAAATATTTTAAATACAATGAACTTGTACAAGAATTAAATATTCCATACTTTCTATTTATTGATGTAGATTTCTTAGGTGATATTGACTCTATTAGTCTTTACCAATTTTTATATGGTTCGACCTATGAAGACATTACAAATATTGAATTCACAAGTTTTTATCAAGAGTATATGGCAGGATATTATTATGATGAGAGATTCAAAGAAAATAGCAAATATATTAATGGTTTTTTTCTATTAAAAGATGGCGTGGTAGAATATTTTCATAACTATGGAGCTAAAATACAGCTATCTGATAATTTGAAAAATTCTCTTTTAAAATTTCAATGTAAAGATGAATAAAATCAAATTTATCAGCTGGTTTACTTCAGTAAAAAAGCCCCTTAATAGGGGCTAAATAGAAGTAATATGCAATTAAATTCCATATTCCGACCAATCAATTGAATCTTTCTTGCTCCAAAAATCGCATAAGGTATCATTTATATGCTTGATTATTGAATTATAAAATCCTTTTATCTCTTCAATACTTTCAAATTGATAATATTCAGGATTTAAAGCGTCCCCCAATTTGATTTTAATCGGGAAAATATCATCGTTCAACATCGCATAATCATAAATCATTTTATAGTTCTGCTGATTTTCTAAGGATAACCATACTATTTCATCATTGTATTTCAGACCTGATTGAATCATATCATTACACATCGCATTGTAATGTGCCATGACGTATTCTTTTATTTCTGTTTCCGTTGGTTTATGGTCAAAATCTTCTTCCATATATTCAATTATACCATCTTCATTAGGGTCAAGTTTTACCCTCACCTTCCAAAGTTGGTGGTAAGGGTTCACTTGCTCGATTAATGGCGTATATTCTGTTCCTTGTATCTTTCTCATTATGCTATCTCATTTGCATTTATGAATGTTGTCACATTCTCTGTTATTATGATGTTGCCACCTTTGAACATTATTCTCGTAGTTACTGTGCTGATATTCTGAATTGCTGTATATATACCGACAAGTGCTGTGATACCTGCATCAACTCTACTTTGTCCACTTTGTCCCCCACGGTTGAATACTGTACCAATATTATTACCACTTCCAACATTAATTGTATCACAATAATGAGTACTATCGGTTGCCCCTGTCGTACTTCCACATGGGTAAATGTCCATATACTTGCCAAAGTGTACACCTTGCATATAGTTACCATTTTGAGCCCTGTAGCCTTGCAAGTAGCGTGTTACTTTATCGCTATTTTCGATTGCAACAGTATAATTCCCTGCTGTAATAATACCTGAAATCCATTCATTCACTCCACCATAAAGGTCTTCATAACCCATACAATTGATTTCATTATTGACAATCTTGGACGTTGTACCATCACTATTTTTCACGGTGAAAACACAATACTCTAAGTTACCGCTAGCTGTATTAACTGCTGAATCATTCATACCAAAGCGGATGGTTGAGCCTGTACCACTTCGTGTAAAGGAGTTTTGACCGTACCCACATTGTAATTGCGAATTTCGGTTACCATATTTGGCATAGAATAGATTCGTTATATTTTTCATTTCTTCGTAATCAGGTAGCTGTAGTTTTCGGCCTAAATCGCCAACATAATTTGAATATGTTTCAAATGTCAGATTGCTAACAACTTGTTTTAATGATGGGAATGATTTTAATATCGTTTCACCTTGTCCATTCACAAAATAACTTACATCGAATGCACTTATTAAAGCTTCTTTATGCTCAATCCAATCGGGTTCCACGTCATAAATAGATGTTGAATCAGTCAACACAACTTTATCAAAAGTATCAGTTGTTGTGAATGTTATGAAAACCCATTTCGCATTGCTCGGAATATCCATGACATAATACATACCATTAGTGAACATCACATTCAATCCACTTATTTTTAACCCTGTGCCCAACACTTGGCTAGTTAATTCAGCTCCAGTTGAAACAATCGCACTGATAATAGTATCAGAAGTGATTGCAGGAAAACGAATTTGTTTATAGCCTTCGACATTCATACCATACACAAAGTAACCGCTTTGAGGATTTAAAAAATCATTCAAAGTACTATATTGTGTAGTATTGTATAGCCTTGTGTTCTCTCTATAGCTTACTGTAATTGGTGCATTTTCACGGCCTGCTACAGTAGTAAATGTTTCTTTTGGCAATATCAAGGTTTTACCGTCGTATGCTTTTGGTTTTTCGGTATTGGAAGAGTAACAAGCGTAATTCGAATTGTTCTTATAATCGTTCACCCCCTTGTACCAATAATGTGGTTCATATACATACACGTCACCATGATTACCATTTTGATAAGCTGTTGCATCTTGCTTGTTCTTGAATAGTCTACTGTCGTTATTATCCAATGGAGTTATCAACATATTACCTATTGAAGTCTGCTTACCCAGGCATCTAAAACGCTTTTCTAATATCTTGGTAACATGTCCGTTAGCAATGTATTCTGTTCCTGTTCCGTACCCTGTGTTATTATCAATATTTGTAATATTTTTTGGGTCAGCAACGTTGGTATTGAATTTTACAACTGACATATTAGGTTGAGATATTTCAAGTTCAGGGAAATGAGCAACTAATTGGTTATACAATGAATCACTAACGAACTTGGTCAATTGATAAGTACCGACTAAGCTACATGTAGTTGTTAATGTTCCATTTTCTGTTACACCTCCAACATTCATGAATTGTAATAACCAATCCGCTGTCCCTGTTTTTTTAATGCCTGTTGCACGAAGATTTTTAACAGTGGTTGACATTGTACTGTACAAAGTTTCCCAGTTAATCAAAGGGCAATTATCATAAATCAACGTCTCCACATTTACACCATCAGGGAATGAAATATTTGAGTTTGAAATTTTGTTAAAGTTTGTCAATTTCAAAGTTTTCAAATTCCTTGGCAATGTCAACTTAGCAATAGGCGAACCGTTAGGTAATGCAATTGATGTCAATGTATTACAACCTAAAGCATTTAATTCTTCCAATCTGTTGCAGGCTGATAAATCAATTGAAGGTATTAATGAATAATTACGCATATCAAGGAATTTCAACATTGGCATCTTATCCGCAATTACCAATTCAGTAAGTGAATAAGTTTTACCACTTGCACCTCCTAATATTAAGGTTTCTAGTACTGGAAGGTTAGGCAAATTTAAATCGGTAAAACCACCCCACTCTGACATATTGAGCTTAGACATAAATACACCACCATACAAGTGAAAAATAGTACCAATGTTAGCTGTCTGCGGATAGCTGTAAGACCATTCAACATTTTTCAACACTTTTGAATGTGTCATAATTGTTGATTCCCTACGTACTTGAAAATAGAAATCCCTATTCGCTGTAGCTTTAATTGTTGCACCTGCATTGCTATATCCTTTCCAAGCGATGTCCGTTAATGTGAATTGTCCTGTTGAATATTTTGCATCAAATAGATTTAGACGATTTGTCAACCACCAATGCCTGTGCGACTTTCTCGAACCTTGGGATGCTTCTAAATATGAATATTTTAGGTTGGTTACAACGCCACCCACGTTAACATCAACACCTAATGTTTTTGGCTTGACATACTTATATTGAGCATCAATATTATACACTCTTTCAACGTATTTGTCAGATTGTTCTTTATCGAACATGTTGAAAATATAATCATTGGTCATTTTGGTTCTGATACGTTGGTAAGCTTCTTGAAGCTCTGTTTGGAATTCCGTTCTAAGGTTTTTCCAAAGCACACTATTGTGACCTGCAAACGCATATACAGTATTTCCACCAATTGATAATTCATGGTCGGTTGAATCTTCATCAATGTCAAATGAATACTTCAAACGTCCATCATTTCGAACTCCAAGGATGGTATCATTATCATAAAAGATAAAGTAAGCTAACATTTTATCCTTCGCTGTATCGTACCAAAAAGCTAACATTTGGTTTTTTACCCTCTGGTCAACCGCTCCCATTATATCAGTAAATACGTAATAATCACACAAATAATTGACATCAGCATAGTCTTTTAATTCCGCTTTGAATTTAGTTGTATTTGTTTGTGTACTTTTTACCCATTTAACAAAACGCTCCAAATAATATGGTTTCTTTGTACCGTCTGCATAATCGTCTTGATTGTCAGGGAAACGGGCTTCAAAAACACGTGTCCAATTTGGAATTTGTTCACCATCAACATCTACCATTGTATCAAAATCATCATCGAGATATGAACCCATTGGATAATCATTATTAAGGAACTCCCAGCATTCGGTTGGATTTTTACCACCGAATTTATTTTGAATCCATTGTGTTGGTGTGATTCCATCAGCTTCAACATGATAGTTTGGAATATTTAAAAAACCAAATACCGCTTCTGTACCTTTGTCATTATTCATATTATACTTCCCTAGGAATTTAGGTACATCATTAATAGTTGCACGATAAAATAAATAACATGGCTCTCCATCTACTGTGGTACGCACATCGTATTTATAATCATTAGGTACCGCTTTTTGAGGTGGTGTTTTTTCTCCAATACTTGTCAAAGTATTGTGTACAAGTCTTGCCATACCTGTATTGTGCGAACTTGAAGACTCTGCAAAATCCGCTTTTAGACACCACAAATTTACAGGTGCAGGTACTTTACCGTTATCGCTTTTTACTTTAAAACTGAATAATGCTTTATCCTGTAGCACTCCACCATTACCTTGAGCATCACAACCTAAATAAAATTCTCCATCAACTTTTTGTGAATTCTTTAATGTGATTTTATAATTCTTAATCGGGTATGCAAGCGAACTTGTTCCCTGGAGCTGAATAGAGCCACCAACAAGCTTAAAGTTCAATTGCGGTTCGCTCTTCTTAATATGCAAAATCTCGGTAACGTTGTACTTTGTTTTCTTGTTGTTGTTGACCGCTGCTTGCAATACCGTTGGTACACCATTGGCTTCAACGCCTGTGATAATTATGTAACGCATATCTTTAGCGATTGAATCAACCGTAATATCTCCATTATTATCAATGATTGCATTCGCATTGTATTTGTCAACAATTTCTGTTACGCTATCTAAATCAACTATTGATAAATCTAATACCTCGCTATCGTTCAAATAACGGTTGTACAGACGTGTATTATACACATCTAAAGATGCACCATTAGCACCAAATGTTAATGTTGTTGGTGTAGCTTGATATATTGAATCTGTATTTGCTTTTTGTACTGCACCCGATAGAAT